ATCATTGAGAACATTTTGTCTTAAAATTAATGCAGCAATAGGTAAGTTATCATAAATATAATGATAAGGTTGTATTGCTTCGTAAATTGGTACATTTATATTGTTTATATTTGGCATAATATGTATATATTTTTAAAGTAAATTATTTATCAAATGAAATTTAAATTCCAATTCCAAGTTATCTGCATTTGGTCTGTTTTGTTAATTGAACCAAAGGTAATCATACTGTACAAATTTCCCGTACCCATTACTAATGCCATCTCATTTAATGCATATCCATTAGCATCTGTATAAGTTAAAACAGATGTAAAGATGCCCTGAGTTGTGTTAGAAGGATTAATTTGAGAAATTACAGGCTTTGTAGCCCTTGTAATGCCATAAAGACCATTTCTATTAGCATCTACATACAATGGAATACTTTCTGATTCTCCTCCATCTCCAAAAATCATAGATTTTATGTAATATTCAAAACTTGAAGTTATTTTACCAGAATCGGTGGTGCAATTATCTAAATTTCTAGTTAAAGACTTCACTAAAGCTTCTCTGCCAGTCTTCAAAACTGTATTTTTAAAGTTTTTCTTAAAAATATCGCCATTTTTATAATTTATAATCATATCAACATCACCAATAGTACTTAAAGCTGAATTATGCATATTAAACCTTGCCTTTCGTGTTTTTTCCATCTTTTGTCTCAATAACAAATGATATATTTTCTTTTTGATTAATTATATCACTCGGCTCATTGTTTTTCTTGGTATCATCTATAGCAATCATGGAATTTCTTAATTCCTCTAGTCTAAGTGTTGATGAATCACAAATAATTATTTCTTCTCCATCATTATTTTTAGCAGTCACTTGATTAGCTCCACTTCTATTTAAATCACAGGTTATTACATAATTACCAATAGGTTCAATTGAATTCTTTAAATCTAAATATAAATTATTAATTATATTTGTTTTCTTTTTGAATTGTTTGCAATTAACGGTCAATGATGATCCACCGCTAATATAAGTTCCAAGATTTAATGGCAACCCAGAAAGTACTAAATAATCTGTTGAAAGCTCTGTGTAAAAATTTATAATTTTATAAAGACCATTATTGCATATGTCTGTAATAGTAATAATAAAGTTTTCTTTGAATGTATCGTCATCTAAAGATCCAGAAACATCTGATCTTTGTAAAACAGGCATAATTGATGGCTTTTCTATGATTATGCCATCATATACTAAATTACCAGATTTTTCAGGAATTATCATGTCTAATATTTGACCACTAAAACCTACTACATCACCGCTATCCCAATCACTAATATAAAACTCATTATCATTACATCCATAACTTAAAATAACATATTTTTTATCTGCTGTAATATAATTAAAATAATTACCAATTTTAACACGCTCTTTTGCACTGCCAAAATTACTATCGTTTCCAGTAACTAATCCTTTGTTTTCAGCAGTTAAAGATCCCGAAGTAGAGAAATATATTTTTTGGTTTATACCATTTATTAAATCATATTTAATGTCGTTTATGACATTGCCTTCGCTAAGAGCAGGTAGAGTATTGTCATACTCTAATATTATAGATCCATCTGGATTAATATCATAAATGTTATAAATATTAAATGTTGTTGGAAATGTTGTGTAATACTTAACTTTAAAACAAGTTGTGGCTATGCCTTTTTGAATATCTAAAACTGTCGTAATTGTATTTTGATTTTCTTCATTAACTAAAAGTAAATCTTTGAAATTGTAAATACTTTCTTGTTTAATTGAAAAATTTGTACCAGAAAAATTAATGTTGCTCAATGTAAATGCAAATTCAGATTGATTAAGAGGTTGTGATATTAATGCTTCTTCATAAACTTGAATTAAATTCTTTTGCGGATTTAATACCGTATATTTACCTGCATTAGGACTTGGATTTAATATTTCAAGTAAAGTATTTGTTCTAACATTTAATCCAATATCTGTAAAATCAATTAATGAAGATGACAACATAATTCTCAAGTTAAAACCAGAAATGCTCTCATTTCCTAAATCATCCATTATTGATAAAGAATCTCTTCTTACTGCTCTTTGTAATAATCCTAAAAACATATTTCTGTTGAAAAATACTTGAGCATTACCAGAAATAAGGTTGTCTGTTACTCTGCAAGTAACAAGCATTTCTACACTTTCTTCAGGTGGAAGCATTATAGTTTCAAAATAACCAGAATAATTTAAGCTGTGTAAAATACTATGGAATGGTGTGAATTCTTTTAAAATATTAAATACTTCTTGAATTCTTTCGCTGTTTAAATTTTCAATTTCTAAATTTAAATTATAAAGTGTTGTAGCAAACCCGCTGCATGGATCTAAGAAATTCTTATCAATGTCGCATGGATTATTACTGTCTCTTAATGATCCATTATATTCATCCATGTTATAGATATTTTCAGAATAAGGAAATTCAGTCCTTATTTTGCCGAAAACAATTGGTTCATTGAATGGATTTTTAGTTGGTATAAGTTCATTAAACAATTGATCATCTTCTTCTATAACTTTAGCATTCCAGTTTTTAGGAGGATAAATTACATTAAAATCATTTCTTAAATCAGCTAAAGGTAATTTTCTTAAGTATTCTTCCAATACTTGTTCCATGCTTTCATCAATATTTTTATATTGATAAAGTATTTTCAAGGCATTGCCGTTTTTTAAAGGTAAACCAATCCATGTTACAGTACTAATATTATTTTCAGTGATAATTGTTATGCTTGATAATGGCTGTTCAATAAAAATATTATTTTCTCTGAGATAAACAGCAAAATTTTTATTGTTTATTGGCAAGCTTATTTTTGACAATATAAAATCAACTTGGTCATTCAAAGGATAAAAAACATCATTCCAAGTATATTTTGAATATAATTGAAATAAAGAAGTATATTTCTTAATAGATATGCCAGCATCTCCAAGTGCGGACTCTAAGCCTTTAAGTGTACCTTTTAGTTTAAAATTAGGCACAGCTTTAGATATTTGTCTTCTCCATCTAATTGGATCATTTGATTTAAATGAAAGCCTGTAAAAATTCCCGAGATAAGCTAGAAGATGTTCTTGAATTAAATTCGGATCTATCAACAAAGACATTTTATTTGATAAATTTTCTAAATAAGAAAATGCATCTCCACAAGCATTATTAAATTTTTCTAAAACTTCAGGACTTACATCAGTATCGCTTAATTTATTTTTATAAACATCAGGCAAATATTTATTTAATAAATTTGTATATTTATCCTTTCGTGTTTCGAGATTATTAGGTAATATATATTCGGTTTCGCTTGAAGCTAATTTAAAATAAATATTAGAAGAAAGAGTGTTCAATGAAACATTTGTTCTCCATTTCCAGCTTATAAAATAATCGCCATCTCTAAGTCCATCTTTTTTAAATTTAAATTTAAAATGACCGTGTAAAATATTACTTCCAGCATCTAAAACTTTTTCTAATATTGAATCAACTTTAGTTGGTGTCCAAACAGGATTATTATTTGAGCCATAAGATTCAACAGTTATAAGATTGTCAAATTGAATTTTATTAAACTTAGATGACGCACTTTTAAGTAATTTTTTTTCAATTACATTTAATTTCATCATGTAATCTTTATTGTCTGGAAAATCACAAACTTTTTGTTTGGATTCTAAATATTCTTTTTCTAAATCTACATCTATAATTTTTTTACTTGTAAAACCAGAATAATCATTAACAAAATTTCTTTCAACAAAAGATATTGTAATTGATACAACTGAAAAAGGATCTGCAAAAAAACAACAGTTTGCATCAGGAGTATATAAATCGAATACTACTGTGTCTGATATTTTTGGATTTTGATAATAATATTTTTCTGCCATAATTAATTATACAAGAAATTTACTGTAATACTTTCTGGTCTAATGATTTCATAATACTTCACAGTGATTATTTTCCCAGAAGGAACTTCAACTGTGTTAAATGTAACATCAATGTTTCTTACTTGTTTAACATTAGAAATAGCTTGAATTATGTCAGTTTCTTGCAAACTTTGACCATAATCCCAGTTATTTAAATTAAAGAATACTTCAATATTTATTTCAATATTAGATCTAATATCATCTTCAAATTTTTTATAATATTTATCCATTGTGACATCAACTAAAATGTTAGCATCCACAATTTCGCCATCTCTAATACAAATGACATCAGTAAGCATTTTTATCTCATCAATAGAATTTGTTAGTTCTTCTTTAAATTGAGAATTTGCTTTGATTAATCTGTTTTCACCGCTTCTTATTAATATAAATAAATCAATGATATTTGCAGCACAACCATAACTTCTTAATGCAGCAGTAGCCTTGCCCATAATCCCATTGTAAGATGTTGCAAATTGATTCGCAAAGTTTTTATAATCTTCACCAGAAACAGTTCTATTTTGAGTTCTAAGATATAATGGTATTTTTTCACGAATATCTTCTACTGTATCGCCTGAATATCCAAATTCTCCTTTTGTGTAATTTGTAAAAAACACACTTATACTTGTTGGCTGTCCTTCTACTGGAATTAAAGTTTCTCCATTTATGAAATTT